CACGTGATGATAGGCATAGAATCATATCCGCTTTTCATCAGATATTTTTCATCGGACACGGCTATATGCTCAGACGCAATCGACTTGCCTTCAATACCTGCCAGACCTGGCGTGAATTCCTCGGCTGGATATATGGCATTCAAGAACTCATACTCTTCCTCCGACTCATCCTTAGCGCTTTTTCGTATGTCCTTCGGTAGTACGTCCTTCCCATATTTCCTAACTGCATTCCGAGCGGTCATCCAGTGATCCCGATAAATTGTATCGACATTACCACTTCGGTTTCTCGCTATGAACAATTCCCAGGGATGAAGAACCTGGAATACCAACTCATCACCCGACAAGTCCTCATCTATATGCATCCCAGCGAGGGAAGAAGCACCGTCACGAACAAACTGATTGAGTGCATTATAGAAATTGCTGTTCTGCAGTTCACCGTAGTGTATTTCATCGGACTCTTGGCACCATTGTTTCACTTCGGGATCATCATTTAGCGCGTGTCGTGCCATCTGAGTCTTGAACCACTTGAAACTCGCAGACGCGGTGTATCCAACCATGCAGTTGCACATCATTCCAAACGCATACTCGGGCGAACCGTCAAATATATCAGCGTGGGTTTTTTCACCCTTCTTATGTCTGCCGTGCATCAATATTTCACGGTTCGGAAGGATGTATTTAGCGGATGCTATCATCCTCGCTTCATGGGGTTTGCGTATCTCCTTGTGCTTTTTGAAGCGAGTCATTATGTCGGTTACACGTTTATTCTTTTCCATTTTACATCCTAAAAGTTAATGGATCATAGTTACGATCTCGCTGTTGCTGTCTCAGCTTGATTAGCGGATCGGTCAAATCCTGCCGCTTGATCGGCTTGAACAGATGAGCCATTATATACTCCAAAGCATCCCATACATGGCTGTACTTGTTTTTCAAGATGTTGGGCAAAAACTCACCCATGATGCTTTTATTTTCCGGATAGCAGTATCCGCCGATCCCACCGTTGATTAGCAACCTGCAGCTAGGATCAAACAGTAACCCATTGATCCGGGCAAGCGGTTGTTCAATGGCCTCTACTCTCACCTTCAGATTTTGTTCACTTGGTCGTACGTCAATATCGCATTCCTGGCGTAGCAGTTCAGCATTTGATGTGAACCCACCCTCCTTTTTAGAATACCTGGCCTCGCCAGCCGGATCACCCCAGTGCTCTAATTGAGCATTCGGAAAATCCATGTTGATCTTGTTTATTACCTCATTGCCAAAATCAACAATACCCAGTTTATCGCTATAATACTCTCTCAATACTTGTACCCTGCGAGGACTCGGCACCTGTAGTACCACAGCAGCCGGACAGTTCCCGGAGTGATCCCAGCCTACATAAAGCAATCCACCAGTCCATACCAACGGCTCTTTGGCCTCGTGATACTCCCGTTTGAAATTGTTTAGAACCGGCTTGCCCTGTACGATGATCCCGGGCTTGGAATCAATGTACATCGACACCCAATCGGGATAATCACGATAATCCAACCGTAGTTGATCATAATAATCCAGGGGTAAATTCTTCTCATTCTCCCCCGGCGGTTGCCAGAAACCAGCATGATTTTCCAGCGGTTCTTGTTCCGGCTTTGGGCCGGGTGGTATTACATTCCATCTGAATTGCCAATACGTCGGAACATCAACATCCGGCGGATTCGTTGTCTCAACGCCAAATCGGACAGGACATTTCCTCGGAAACCTGCCTATCCTGTTCTTGAGCATCCGCTTGATGCCCTCATCAACCTCAATGCTCTCATCAATCCAGTATCCTGTTATCTCCAGGCTCTTGAACTTCTTCATATCACCCGGTCGGTCACAGGATCGGAACAGAATTTCTACTTCATAATCGGGATACACCAGAGTATATTCATTCGGTTGTACTCTGTGTTCACCCCACGGAAACCATTCAAAGAGCGTTCGCTGCGTAGTATCTTTCAGTTCAATGTATGTGTTACGAACTACTACCCAACGGGTTTTAGTAATTCCAAATTCTCTAAACAGAATATCCGGGAGGTAATAACATATCTCCCAGGCCGCTGCACTTGTTTTCCCCGATCCAACCGGCCCCACGATGCATCGTATCTGTGCATTGCTTCTATGGAACAGATTCAAAGTCGGAAGCGGAGTATAGTTATTGACGGGATTCTCACCTTCCATTATCTTCCCGGCCACTTCGGTTTCTCCACAACAGCGGGCTGCAATATTACCTGCACACCTACTTGGATATCTTTCTCTCGTAATTGGCCAGCTACTTTCAAGAGTACTTCAATATTCGCTCTGGCCTCTCTCATCGCACTGAGAGCAAGAGGAATGTTTTTCTCTTCCTCCGCTGTTCTCATGTATTCCCTAGCCTTTGTCGCCAATTCTTCGATCTGCTCAATCCTCTCGCTTACGCTACCTATCTCCTTTATTTCATCGGCTTTAGCTAATCTCTCAGGAAAATGACTATTCTTGTATCGTAAAACAGCATCCTTATTAAGCCCAAATCGTCTTGCAATGTCTCGCAATGATTCGTTTTCAATCAGCGCTCTATCTATATCAACTCTATTCGGATGCGATAATATTTTGCTCTTACCGGCCACTACTTCTTCTTTCGTTTCTTTTTAAGTATTTTCCCGCCATATTTTTTATCCCACTTTTTAGCGGGTTTCGGATGATGAATGTGCATATAAGCCCCTTGACGTTTCTATTTATATGGCATTTTCAAAATCCTTCGGCTTAATATCTGACACAGCCAGCATAAAATATCAAATGATCGGGATTCCACGGTTTACCAAATTCTTTTTCTATTCTATCAATAACCATTGTATGTAATGTCTGAATCTTGCACCGCGGGTGCTTTCTCCAATATTTCAAACCTTTTTCTATGCCATCCCGAATCACGCTTTTTTTATATGCTTTGGCTATTTTGCCATAATGCCGTGTCATATAGTTTTCATACATTCCTTGCAGGTTTGTCATTTGATAAGATAGACCCCTGCTATCCAATTTTTGCTCAGCTGGGATGGTAGTCTATTTGCCATTATGAATGTCAACTCTTCACACTCAGGGAATTTACCATTAATCTTCCTAATGGCATCCTGACTATCGCAACCTGCTGTAATAAATAATCTATTCAACCCTTCCACTTTTCCCCAGAAATAACAAATTTCCATTTAACTCTCCTTGAAATTCTTAATCTTTCGTTCTTCCCGCCCGCATTTAGAGCAGCGAGCACGATATCTCTTCTTGCCTCTTATACTGATACAGAATACCTGTACCTCACCACCACAAGAGCAGTAAAAGCGATCACGGGGATTGCCATGTTCACTTCCGCAACTTTTTTTCAAAAGGCACTTGCAAATTGTCACGAATATGATATACTTTGACTCAGGAGGTACGGAAAATGACAGAAGAAAGAAATCAAGAACTAAAGGCAAAAGTCCTGGAACAGGACAAAGTCCATCAAGCAATCATCGATCAATATATGAAGGATCATAATATTGATACCAGCGGCATGGACATCATCAAGCTCGTAGACCTGGAAGAAAAAATCATTACTGACTGGGAAATCAGTCAAGGGAGAAGACCGTGAAACCAAACACAGCAAATCCTTTTAGCGTGAAAGGAACGAAAAAGAATCAGCAGGAAAATAATTGTTTTTTCAGAAACGATCCCCTCCCCGGAGAAAAACAATTGCGCGGAAATGATTCCAAAATGCGTAATTCGTGGAAAAATGTAGTGGTGTGGCGCGGAGAATATTTTCTCGTCTCGCAGCTCAATCAAGATGGAGCTATACTGTCGTACATGAGAATTAGCGAAAAGCTCGCTCAAAAACTACTCGATATAGATGATGAAGAGGTCTATACCGAGAAAGCATCAAGAATAATTTATGCGTGATCATATGGGAGGTACGATATGAAAAGACAGCATGTTTTTCGCAAGAGCACGGTCAATTTTGGAGACGGTCCTGTTGTCGTGCGTCTGGTACGTTACATGGGGCGTTTTGCCTGGATTGATGAGGATGGCGATGCACGTCTGCCCGAGTGCGATACTATCAGGGACGCAGAAAGACAAATCAGCATATCACAGGAGGTATGAACGATGGCAATTAATGTCAAGGAAGCAGGCTTAACGGCCTGCTTTTTTTATATCATATGTCAAAGAACAATTTTATAGCAGAGGCAGGAATCGAACCTGCGTCAACCGGGTTATGGGCCCGATCTGGAAACCATCATCCTCTCCACAGCGTATAGGCCAGGATGGAACTGCACCACCGACCCCCTGTTTATAAGACAGGCGCTCTAACTATTGAGCTACTGGCCTATTTAAAGGCCCCCAGCCGGAGCGTGCACTTGCAACCGGATCCAGTCGCCTCCGACATGGGGTTTAACACCCGCCACTTTGAGCTTGTGTGGTAACTACGGGAGTCGTTCAGTACCGACTCCGACACAGAGGCTGGGCGAGTACGTTCTAGCCGACCGCAGGGATCGAACCCGCGCCGAGGTGTTTACAGGACACCCGCTCTACCAACTGAGCTAGGCCGGCATAA